GTCGGCTGTTTGTCCAGTACCCTTCGGATGTCCAGCAGCGTAGTTTCCATAACAGCGATGCGCTCGCGCATATCCACAAGTTCCGACCACACGTCAAAAGACATCCTTACCTCCTTACGGGAGCACACGCCCCGGTTGCCCGTTTTCGGCACCACTCACGGTGCCCGCTTCAGCAGAGAACCGACGCATCAGTTCATCTATGAGTTTGCCAGAAGCTTCTTTAGAGCCCCCTTTTGCATACACGTTCTGCGACATCAGCAGTCGCTTGCCGCTGTCGCTGGTCATGAGGAAGCGCAGCAGCTTGGCACCGCCGATCACACCACCAGCACCCAGCGCTGCACCCATCGGGTTGCCAGCTGCAATACCGCCGACTGCGCCAGCCAGGCCGGTACCGCCTAAGCCCATCTGGCCACCCATCATCGGCGTGTATTTCTCGATGTGTGCCGGGTCAGCATTCTTCAAGTGGCCGAACAACTGCACGATCTTATCTACTCGAGCCAGGTCCGGGCCTTTGAAATAAGTCTTGTACTCAGTCGACTCGAGCGCCTTCTTGAACGCCGTAGGGCTGAACTTGTCGCCGTCTGTGGCGTCGACCATGGCCTGCTTGACGATGCCGTAACGCACCGCTTGCTTACCCTTACCGTCCAGTGCGGTAAACAGGCGCTTGGCAGCATAGTCGCCTTTGCCTTCTGCCTGGCTGCGGATAAAGGCACCGTAGATTTTATCTGGATCATCGGCTGTCAGGGCGCCGGCCAACTTCTGTTTCTGGTAAGGAATAACCTGCTCGCGGTAAAACGACTGTGCCCGCTCATTGGCTTTCTCCAAGCCCGGAGTACTCTTGGCGAAGTTGTCTAGGTCGTCCTCGACGCTGGCGGCGATGTTCTTCAGGAAGATTTTCGAGCTGTCGGTTGTCTCGTTGGTAGTGGCAGCGTCCACCAGCTTGCGCAAGTCGCCACGGAAGGCGCGCATACGGCCGTAGGTATTGGGCTCCACGGCGAGTCCTGGCGGTGGTACGTCGTCCATGAACCGCACGGCTTCGTCGATCGGATCGCCAGCGTCGTCAGTCTTGCCACCCAAGTTGGCTTTCCACTTGCGCAGCATGGCCAGCGACGGATCATCCTTGTGGATGGCCTTACCACCTTGCTTCAGTGCGTCGTCGATTGCCTTCAATGTGCTGGTAGCTGGCACAGGGGTATCCCCGGCCTTCTGTGCCACGTCGTCGAAGTTCTTGTCGGCGATCAGCTTCATGTTCAGCCAACGGTTGTTGCCGGACGCCTGCATGATGGCGCGCTCGTCGGTACCGGCTTCGTCCATCATCTGCACGATCTTGCGCGCTTCAGGGCTTCGCACGCTGTTGCCGGCAGCCAGGGCGCGGACCTTGCCAGCGTCCATGTACGACATGCCGATCAGCTTCTTGTACTCATCGCCTACGGTTTTTTTGGCTACGGTGCGGGCCTGGGCCTGCTGTAGTGCACGGGTAGGTGCCAGCGAAGCAAACGGTAGGCGCTGGTTCTCGAGCGCACCTTCGATGCCGGTAATAGCCTTGTTTGCCGGTGCCAGGTTGCCAGCAGTAAGGTCGACACCCAGCTCTTTGCCGAGCGCCGCCGTATTAGCTGCGCTAGGCTTGAGGTCATTCGTAATAGCACCCATGATCCGGCCGGCCGTATTTCCCACCACCCGGCCTGCACCCTCCGCAACTGGGCCGAGCGCTGCGCCGATACCAGCCTGCTTGGCTTTCTGTTCCGCAAAGTCTTCACTCCCCGTAACAGGCATCATCGCAGCGCCACCGGCACCACGAAGCATTGGTGCCAGGACCTTTTGCACAGCGGCTGGCAGCTTGGCGAAGACTTCAGGCAGCATGCGTCCAGCTACTGCCCCTGTGCCGCCACCGGCACCGAGCGACAGCCCCACCGGGTTCGCAATGTTGCCGGCCAGACGGCCGAGGTCGATACCCTCACCGCCGAGTTCTGCACGCTTGGCCTGGTAGGCGGCCTCCTTATCGGCTACGCGCTCGCTGGCCGTCTTGCCTTCCACGTCCATGAACCGCTCAACCGGGTCCGGCATGATCGCCGAGAACAGTTGGGTACCGGCATCGTTGACATCGTTGAACAGGCCGCGATAAACGCCAGCAGCGCCGCGGGCAACGTCTTGGGCTGTGCTGGTATCGCCAGGCTTGCCGGTAGGCTGACGGATACCCATCTGCGCGGTGATCTTGCGCACGTAGTCCGACGTTTCCTTGGGCAGTACCTTGGTATAATTCTCGCCCATCTTGGCCACGGTTTTATCCATGCTGCCTGGCCCCCAGTTATAGGCAGCCAAAGCCTTCGGCACATCGCCGTCATACTTATCCAGCATCTGCTTAAGGTACCGGGTACCGCCCTCGATGTTCTGTTCTGGATCGTAAACATCGGACACGCCGAGGTCGGTGGCGGTGCTGGGCATCAACTGCATGAGCCCACCAGCGCCTTTCTTCGAGCGGGCTTTGGGGTTGTAACTGGACTCTTTGCCGATCACCGCTCGCGTCAGTTCGACGGGCACACCGTTCTGCTGGGAGTACTTGTTGATCAGGTCGTCATAGTTGCCAGGCTGCTCGACGGCGGGGGCGGACATCCAGGCAGGTTGCGCAGATGCGGAAGCCCCAGCGGGTTGCTGGGGCGTGGCTTCGACTACTGGCGCATCTTGCCAACCCATTATGGTTTTCTCCGACGTACCCCATCAGGGCCGATGAATTCTGCACCCGATGGTAACGCATTATAGCCGGCGTCGATATTAGAAGCGTCGAAGGTGGCCGGACCTTTCTGCGGCTCAGCGGTTCCTGGCACATCGTACAGGCTGTCGAACTCGTTGTAACGCTGTGCTGCTTCGTCCTTGGACCTCTGCACGACGTCGGCGTAACTGCTGAATACCTTGCGCGCCTGCACATCAGACTGCAGCTGCGTAGGGTTCAGGACGCTTTTCTGGATGATATTTCGGTCGTTTTCAGTCATAGGGTTGAGGGAGACACCCGCGTCCTTCAACTGCTTAACGCCTGTCAGTGTGGCCACGGATACCAGGCGGTCGATCTTGGCTTGCAGGTCTGCAGCGTCGGTACCGGCAACTGGCGGGATATAGCCGTTCATGCCGTACAGGTTAGGCAGCGCTTTGCTGTTGGCAATCTCGCGAGCCAGTGACTGTGCTTCGTCGAACTGGGTAACGGCACCGCGATAAGCCTGCTTGAACTCGAGGCGCTTGAACTTGCTGGTCATTTGTGCCGCGTCGCGCTGGCGCTGTTCGGCTGCCTGCTGGGTAGCCACACGCTGCTCTGCCGTCTGCGCGTTCTGTTCGGCGGCGGATACTTGGCGTTCCTTCAGGCCCTGCGCGATCGGCAAGGCTCCCTGGTCCATGGCCAGGCGCCCTTGTGCCACTTGCGCCGTCTGTGCTTGTGGCGGCATGAATGGCACAGATTGTTCGAGCTGGCCGGTTTGTGGGTTAACCACGTTGCGGATGTAGGTACCGTCTGGCTGCGGCATGTCGTACATGCCTGGCGGTGTAGCCTGTTTCTGGCCACCACTCTGCAGCTTGGCCACGTCGGCGGGTTTGTAACCGGCACCGATCATTGCCCGCGCCATGGGCGGCAGGCTGGCAGCCTCGGGGGTCTGCAGGAAGGCAGCCATGCCTTTTTCCTTCTTGTCGGCGGTATCCAGCGCACGGCCGCGCAGTAGCATTTCCTGCTGCTGGATCTGCCGGAGCATGGCTTGTTGTTGCATTTCCTGCTGCTGGGCTTGCTGTTGCTGCATGCCCACGAACGCCTGGCCCATGCGAGCACCGCCGCCCGGATTACCAGCCTGCGGCCCACTGGCCATCATCAACTGTGTGCCGAGCTGACCGAGCGGGGTATTAAGCCCGCCGAGTCCAGTGTTGATGCCCTGCATGATTTCAGCGAAGGTTGGCATGATTAATCCTTAAGAGAATAAGCCGTACAGGCCACCGCCGACAGCGCCCACACCCGTGCCGATAGGGCCGAACATGCTGCCCATCGCAGCGCCGGTTGCTGCACCGCCGAGGGCACCGGTAACGCGGTTGCTGCCAGCGCCTTGCTGCTGGCTGACCTGAGAGCCGCCCAGCGAAGCACCGCCGTTGAGCGCCTGCAGGTAGTCTTGGATCATCGCATACGGCAGGTTCTGGCCGTAGTTATACTTCTGCATTTCCGCGTCGATCTGTGCCTGTGACTGTGCATCATTCTGTGCGCCGATGCCCATAAGGGCCTGGCCTGGAGCACCGAGCGCCTGCTGGACATTCGGGGCGATAGCGTTCTGCTGGCCGAGCGATTGCAGCCCGGTACCGAGCATGCCGGCACCCAGGTTGGCAATACCACCCTGCATCTGGCCAGACAGTCCAGCCAAGTTGGAGCCAAGTTGGCCGGCTTGGCTTGTAGCACCGAGGCCCTGGTTAGTAAGGCCCTGACCCAATTGGCCGGACGCCTGCAGCGCTTGCAGCCCTTGCGCATAGGCTTGGTTGCCCATGTTGGCGCTGATATCGCCCACGGTGTCCTGGTAGCCCCGAGCGGCGATACCCTCGGCGATGCCTTGACGGCTGCCGCCCATCTGGCCAGCGGCTTGCGCGCCCTGCTGGATGGCTGGCATCACTTGTTCCTGGAAGTTCTGCGTAACCGGGCGGATAGCCGACTGCAGGGCTTGTTGGAACGCCGGGTTATTCTGGAAATCGCCAGCCTGTGCCAGCTGTTGCATGGCGTTCACTGTGCCGCCCGTACCCTGCTGAGTAGCGCCACTGGCACCGTAGCCTAACAACTGCTGCAACGCCGAGTTGGCACCACCGGCACCGCCAGCGGTTTGGTTAGCCAGGCCGGTCATACCCATAGCGCCCTGCTGTGCCAGCGAGCCCCCGTTAGCGGCTGCGCCTGTAGCCATGCCAGAAGCGTTCTGCATGTTCTGCACGGTCTGGTCGCCGACCGCTCGCATATCCCAAGTAGAATCGCCCAGTACCTTTTGCCCTTCCTGTGTGTACCAACTTGGGTCTGCTACCTGTTGGCCAGGGAAATACTGCGGGCCTTGGCCTGGCTGGTAGAGGTCGCTCAGTTGCTGGTACCCGGTAGTAAGGTACGGCTGCACGCCAGACCATGGATCTGCTTTCTGAGTCGTTGTCGTGTTGCCGCCGCCGCTTCCACCACCCATTAGATTGTCCTCACGATGTACGTTTGTCTTACTTCCCAGCCCATGGCCTTTTCCGAACCCTTACGGGCCATAGAGGAAACGTAGTGGCAGCCTTGACTTGCCGCCCACTCTACCACTTCCTCCACCACTTCGCGCCAGTCGTGACGTGCCGTCATTTTACCGCTAATCATGAACACGTTGCACTCGCGCACCCGTGGGTAGTTGGTAATCTCTGTGAGCACAACTGTCTCGATCTCTTCGGCGTCCCCGGCCAGGATAACCCATAGCTGCATATCCCGGTCCAGCACAGCGTGCAGCAGGTCGTTGGAGTTCCAACGGTGTTCCTTGGACTTCTTGAAATACTGCTCGATGAAGGGCAAACATAGCGGCCAGATAGTAACAGCCGCTTCGCTGGGTACACCGATCAGGTCGCCCATAATCAATACGCTTTGTTAATGATGCTGCGCGGCGCGATGCCGCCACCCTGTGCCAAATAGCCACGTTGTGCTTGGGTACCGGCCTGCGGTTGCATAGGGCTGTGCTGCATCATCGGCGGCATCTGAGGCATCTGTTGACCCTGCTGATGTTGCTGCATCATCTGCGCCGCCATCGGGCCGAGCTTCTGCAGCATTTCCGGGGTCATTTGGAAGCCCTGCGGCTGGGCCATCTGCGAGGCGCCCATCTGGCCCTGCATCAGCTGCTGGCCCATGCCAAAGCCAGGACCGGCCGCTTGTGGGCCACCCATCTGTGCCGCGCCGAGTTGGGCTGCTGGCATCTGCATGCCGCCGCCGCCACCGCCACCAAACATACCCAAGATACTTGCCATGTCAAAGGCCATGATAACCCCCTAAAGTTTATCCCACACGCCGCCAATGTATTGGTGCAGGCCACCACCGGCACCGGTTGGATTCCAGTCTACACCATCTGCGAACGCTACCAGCCCTTCCACGGGCCGTGACGGCGCTTCGTGCGAAGTAGTGAACGTCAGCGTCTTGGGGTTGACCATTTCCGTACCGATCCGCTGCAGCTCGTCGTACAGCCACTGCGGCGTAATGCTCTCCCCAGGGAACGTAGGTTGATAACTCATAGGTAATCCCCGGACGGTTCGTAATCGACTTCCAGACTGTGCAGCGCGAAGACAGTATCTGCACTGGACTCGGCACGCACGCTGAGGAACCGGCCGCGCTTGAACACAGTAACCTCAGCCGTGGTGCCGGTCATTTTGCCGGTAGACACCCATACCAGCGGGCTATCGACATCAGTCTGCACAGCGACCATGTAGGTGATGTTGTTGCTCGAGGACTGCTCCACTGTACGAAAGCGCACACGGCGCACGAACTTGACCGACTGCAGGTCTACGATGCGCGCACCGTCTTTGATTTTGGACGGCAATGTCCAGATTCCTTGACGTTCCAGGGCGAACGGCAGCGCGGCACCGAACTCGCTGGAGCCGAACTCTGTCTCGATCAGTCCAGTGGTGCGGGTGGGGGATACCAGAACCAGCTTTTTGTCGGGCGGCAGGCTGTCCAGTTCGCCCCAAGTGACGCCCCAGCTATCCCAGGTATCGGTCAGTGAATCCCATACAGTGATGTAGTCGGACGATTCAATACCGCCTACTGCGCCGGCCGATACGTTGGCCAGGTCGCGCACGCCCCAGGTATCTTTGCGCCAGTTCCACATGAGTACTTTGGACGTGTACTGCTCTTCGCCAGTAGGCAGGCAAATCCAGATCTCGGAAGTGACCGGGTTGGCCACCACGAACATGCGCTCGAAGCGCGAGCCGTCTACGTTCTGCCGTAGCCAGGTGCGCCACTTGTCCTGCGCGATAGACCGGATACTGTTGCCATCGTGCACATAGATATCGAGGTCGTTGCCGACAAAGCAGTGATACTGCTCGAACGCGGCCACACAGCGCTTGGCGAGGATACCTGTGCCGTTGAAGATCTGATAGAAGCGGAAGATGAACTGCCCGCCAGTGAACTGCATGCCATGGACCGAATCGTCTTTGTAGATGATGTTGATGTCACGCATTGGCAGGCAGTCGATCACGGTGCCGTTGGTTTCAGACAGCGAGGTTTCGCCTGCATCGTTGGTGGTGTCGGCTTCGTTCCAGGTAGCAGGGGCGGTTAGCGGGTCAGCACTGGAGGACCACTTGACCATCTGCCGGTAGCGTATCGGGCCTTTGGTAACGTCCAGCGCGACCAGGTAGTTCTTGTAGGCGCGCATGCACGATGCACGGGTGGTGATCGTCGTGGGCCATGCTGGCAGGTCAGAGAGTCTGCATGAGGCGGTGGGCGTTAGCTGGATCTGCGGAACGTCGACGCCGTTGTTCAGGAACAGCAGCCCGCCCAGCACACCACCAGTCCAGAGTTGGGTGTCGTCGGTGTTGTACAGCACAGCTGTGCCAGACACCAGCGTACGGGTCAGGTCGTAGTGCAGGTTGTTGTTCACCGTGAACACCCGAGTCAGGCCGGGGTAGGCGAAGAACTGTGCACCGTCGAACGTAGTGTGGGCGAATATGGAGTAGGGCGAGGCGGACAAGCTGCCCTGCACAACGCGGGCGCCGTTAACCTTGCGCGCCGTAAAGCCATCGAACCTTACGTTACGACCGTCCGACCACGCGCCGTCCGGCAGCTTGCGCGGGCTGGTATCCGCCAAGATGCCGGCAGAACCTACGTTTTCGAACAGTTGTAATGGCATGGCACACCGTCATTGTGGGGACAGGAGTTTTACAGTTTCGTGGAAGGTAGCGATACGCTGGATGTCCTCGTCGGATACCAGAGCTTCGCCCATCGATTCCAGGTGCGAGTTCACTTCAGCCATCTGCAGCTCCGCTGCCAAGCCTGCTGGAATGGACGTGCGATGGTATCGGGAACTGATGGCCGTATCGCCCTCAACCAGTAACAGCGCCAAGCGGACCTGTGTACCGCCGTTGCGCGGCATTTCCAATTGGTCGATTATAGTTCTGCGTTCTATGCTCATGCTAAATCCCCTTATGTTGCAGCCTTGTAAGTGCCGCCGACGTTGATGGTCTTCTGCGTACCAGAAGCCATCATCGAGGCGCCAGCTACCACCAGGTTGCCGGAAGTGGTGTTAGATGCGTTCCACTGAATTTTAGTATCCGAGTTCACAACCCGTGGACCGTATACAACGTTGGCACCGCTGATCATCCCGCCAACGGGGGTACTGCCCAGGGCAGAGGCTGAGTTAGCAGTTGCCACATGTGCGAATGGCAGCCCGGAAACGAAGAAGTCACCGCTGGCGGTGGTGTAGGTAAACGTCGTAGAGTTGACCTGTACCTGTACCATGACCAGATCACCGATCTTGGTGTACAGCCCTACCCTGGAGCCATATACCACGTTTAGGTCGCCGGGTGTGGTGAACGTAAGCGTCGGGGTCCAAGTGCCCTCTTCGTAATCGTCGAGCGTGTTGGCGCCCGCGCTGGCGTTCTGGCTGGCAGGAAAGACTAGCTGCCCGTTGGACAAGACTACTGTGCCAGACAGGGTGACGGTGCCGGCCACGGTTAGCGCGCCGTTGACCGTCAGAGCTGCCAACACAGATGCGCCGGACACGGACAGGGTGCTGGCCATCGTCACCGCGCCACTGATCGACAGCGTAGATTTCATGTGCACAGCGGACGACATCGTGGCCACGCCGTTGACAGTCAATGCGGCCAGCACAGAGGCGCCGGATACGGACAGGGTACCGTCCACGGCCACGTTGCCCAAGACGCTTGTGCCGCCCTGCGCGTGCGGTACAGTGTCGGCCAGCCAGGACAGGCCAGTAACGAAGTAGGCGCGTGTAGTGCTCAGCCGTGGGATCGACAGCGACACACCGCCGTTGATAGACGCCGCGCCCGAGGGCAGCAGCGACACGGTGCCGGTACCGATCGTGGTAATGTCGACGAAGAAACCGGTGGTGATGGAAGCGGCAGGCGGCAGCGTCAGCACAACAGTGGCCGTCGCGGAGGCCGAGCAGACGAAGTGGTTGGTGTTCCATGTCGAACTGATCGATACGGCCACATCCTGGCGACGTACCTGGCCAAAGACTGCACCCATGTTCGGCAGTGTGCCTTGCACGGTAGCCTTGATCAGCCGTATATGGTCGTCACCCTGGCCGGCCGGGTCCGAGCCTGGCGGGTTGCTAGGCGTCAGGTCGTTGATGAAACTACCAGTTTCGAGTGGCATAGCCGCCCCCTACAGATATGGTCGAGTGCGACGTTTGGAGGTCAGCGTGACCGTCTTTTCGTCAATGTCGTTTCTGATTTCCCCGAGCCGGCCGCGTTTGCGGGCAGCCTCGTCGTAGTCCTTCATGCGGTTTTCCAGCAGATCCACTTCGGCACACAGGCGCACCAGTTCCTCCGCTTCGTTGGTCCATACGCTGGAAGCAGAGGCCGAGGCCGTCATGCTATTGCGTAGCGAGTACCAGACTTGGGCGGTGTAGGTGCGCTGGGGTTTGGGGCGAATCAACAGGCTGTCGTGGTGGATAGCCCAATAGCTGGGCTGCCCGGTGAAGTTGGCATCGAAGTCCATATCGATCATTTCTTGTTGGGTAGTCAAGACCATTGTGCCCAGGCCGGGGGTCAGCTCGAGGCGTACGCTCTTGATTTCGGAGCGGCCCGGTAGCATGACGGACAGGCTGTAGGCGGCGGTCAGGGAGAACAGCACCGTGGCTGGCGATGCCTCCAAGAACCAGAAGTCCTTGTCTTGGTACTTGGCGATCGACGAAAAGATAGCGCGGTCGATGTCTACCGCGTAGGTCGTAACGTCAATCTGCAGTTCATCCGCAATGCGGGTCCGCATCGTCCCCAACGTCGCCATTTACCAACCCCCCGCCATCCCATCGTTCAATAGCCGCCTGTACGCGGTTTCGGTTTTGCTGGGCGCTTGGCACCGGCTTTGGGTGCCGGCTTTCCCGGTTTCGTTTGCTTTGCCATGATCTACAACCCTTGACATTGGTCATGCGGTACTTTACCCCACTGATAGGACTTCGGCCAGTGTCTGGTGCCATTCATCTGCATAGTCGCAGTAGTGGTACCCGCCGAAGCAGGGAGCCCCCAGCGTGTAATGCACCAACTTGGCCGTCTCGAGCTTTGGGTACTCGGTAACGAGCCAGTTCCAATCAGACGGCAGCTCGCCAATATCCTTGTCCTCGAGCCAGCTGAAACGGTGCAAGTAGCTGCCTGTTGAGCAGGCTACTTTGGTCGGCGTCAGGCTGGCATGGGCCGGGTGGCCACAGTTCCATATAACCACCGACGACCAGTTTTTTCTAGGATATGACTCATTCGGCGCCCCCAGGTACTTGATCGGGTGCTTGGTCTTGTACTCATGCTTGACGACTTGTACGGCTTTGTTGGGGTCGCGCAGTGCCCATAACTCGGCGATGTCAGCGCGACACAGCATGTCCCCGTCCGCAAAGATGGCCCAGCCCATATAATCACATAGGTGGGGGACGAGGAACCGGCTGTAGATGAAGTCATTGCTGCCGTCCGTGTGGGAGTCCTTACCGATCACTGTGCTGGCCAGCGGAATGAAGGCGACCGGCTGGGAGGCGTGTTTCAGCACCGAGTGCTGAAACACGTTGCAGGCCACAATCTCGCGGGGATCGTATCCTACAAATACCCGGATCATTCGTACGCTGCCCCTTGTGGTACGCCGCAAACCACCACCGCGTGGCCCGGCAGTGCCCGGAACTCGGTAATGTCGAAGTGGCGGCGCAGGGTGTCAAGCCAGAAGTAAGGCGGCTTGACCAGCAGGTGGGCATTGCGCCCATCGCTCAATACCCGCTGCGCTGGCCGGGTAGCGATCTGGAAGTAGAACGCCTTGTTGCACTTGGAGCGCATGTGCAGCAACACGTCCTCGAGGTTCAGTGGTTCGATATGCTCGAGCACATCGGTGCAAATCAGCAGGTCGGCCGGTTCCGGGTCAGCGGCGTACTCGGGGATAGCCGGATCGTAGTTGGCGATCGGCACTTCGCAGATACGGCGGGCATGCTTGGACAGGGTAGCCTTGCCACAGCCATAGTCGAGGGCAGACTCGCACTTGTCCCGGCGCAGGACGTGCAGAACGTCCTCCATGTGCTTGTAACCCTTCTCGCCATAGCCTTGCGACTGGAAGTGCTGGCGGGCGTTTTCGGCGCGGTACTGTTCACTGATCAGCATTATTTCAACTCCCGGCACAGTTGGTCGACTTGTCGTTTGGCTTCAGCGAGCGGGTAGCCCCAATCGTCTGCCTTGGTCTGACGCAGTAGTTTCACAGAGCCGTACCAAGGCATGGTGGTGCCCATCCCGTAGCGCCAGCTCGAGTGCAGCGGGGTCAGTACCAGCGTCGGTACCCCCAAGCCGCCAGCGACGTGTACCAGCGTCTGCGCCACGGTAACGATCAGGTCACAGGCGGCGGTCATGGCCGCCAGTTCGTCGATGTCTGCACCCTTCGACTCGGGGTAGAACAGGTAGCCTTCCTTCACGGCCTGCAGCTCGGCGTACTCACCGTATTGAAGCGAGACGACGGTACCGCGCTTGCAGAACCCAAGGCTGTTGGCAGCCACGGTGCGCTGAGTGATGCGGGTACCTTTGGTACCGCCTTGCCAGGACACACCAATGAACGGCCGCGGGCCATGCATGGCGTACTGACGGCGCCAGAACTCGACACGGTTGGGGTCTGGTACAAGGAAGGGTACGCCGGGGAACTCTTCGGTCTTGTTGCGAAAGAAGCTCGGCAGGCTGCCCAAGGCGCACACGGCGTCGAAGGGCGCGCCCCACTTGCGCATGGCTTCCTCGGTGCCGTAGATCTCGGCGTCGGGGAACGTGCGCTGTACCAGATCCATCAGGCGCGGTGCTACCTCAATCGACATCTTGTCGCACAGCGGGATAGCGTCGGCGATCACGCTCATGAACATGATTTCGTCGCCCAGGCCCTGCTCACCATGAATGGCCAGGTGGCCGGTCTTCTTGCCGTCCCACAGCGGGCAGTCCAGCACACGGCGAGTACTGACCGACTGTACTTCAGGATGGAAGCGCGATTCGTGCAGCGACCAGGCTTCAGGCCAGCGCTGCGCTGTCAGCAGGGCCAGGGCCTTGTTCCACATGGCATTGGGGTTGCCGGGTGCCAGCCTGAGTGAATGGTTGACCAGTGCCAGCGACTTCACAGGCTCGCCGTGGTCGGAGTAGATCGAAGCGATGTTGTTGTACAGCTCTGCCGTCTCTTCCAGCTTCAGGCCATTGCGCCAGGCCGCTTCGGCTTGGTCAAGGAACTGTTCGTGGCGGTAGGCTACGCCCAAGGCGGTGTAGGCTTCCACGGTCGGCTTGATGGAGACGGACGTGCTCAGTAGGGCGATGCCAAGGCCATGGCAGCCCTGGCGCACAGCGATATCGCCGATCAGGTACAACAGGCCGGGGTTGAACGGCTCCCGATTCAGCAGCTGGTTGTAGATATTGCCGGCTTCCTGCAGATTGCCGACACGGTGAAGATCGACCGCTTTTTCAAGCAGTTGCTGCATAACACTGTCCATGGTGATGGCCCTTTATTATTCGCCGTACACTTGTTTCGGTGCTTTCTTCTGGCTTGGTTGGACATCGCCGGTAGGGCATTTGTCCTTTTGCGATTGGGGGAAAATCGCGGGTTCGGTAGGGATCGGCTTCTTGGTTTCGCCTTCGCGCTTGTCGATCATTTTTCACTTCCTCGAGGGGATAAAAAAGGGCCACCGCAGTGACCCAAGGGGCTTTCACCATGAAAACAGTGTAACGCTACCTGCTACGGCTCGTCCATCGTATACGACACCCAGCCAGCCAACGACACGGAGGCGGTAGTGGTGCCGGAGGTCTTGGAGATTTTCAGCACCGCGTACTGCACGGCCGCATCGTCAGACAAGCTGATTTTGGTGCCAGGGAAGAACACGTTGGTCGGCTTGACCATTACGGCGCCACCAGTGCTGGACACGGTAGTCGTGGCCAGTTGGAAGATGGCAGTGCCCGATCCTTCGTTCACCTTAGCTACGAACACGTTGTACACGGAAGCAGTGTCGGCCTTGTCGTGTAGACGGATCAAGCAGTCCAGAATGGTAGCACCGGTAGGGATCTTGCAGCACAGCACCACGTCGGATGCTGCTGCGGAGAACCCACCAGCCAGTGGGGTTGTGAAGAATTCACTCTGCACGCCAGTCTGGTAGCCCTTGGGCGACACTCCCGGCAGAGCAGCGTTACAAGTAATTGTAGCCATTTTCGCCTACTCCTATTAGCCGAGGACAGGGGCATAACCCACAAGGGTAATGACACCGTAGTCTGCGCCGTTGAATTGGGCTTTCTTCATACCGAAGATCATCCCAGCCTCTACCCCGAGTTTGTTCTTGTAATCGAACAACTCTTCGGTCCAGCTCACGCTCGAACCGCCATCTTGGCCGTAGCCCATCAGCATGGCTTGAGCGCCACAGAGCACCGCACGGCGGTAGTCTGCAACGGTGCCGCTGTTAGGCGTACCGATACCAGTCATGTCCGGCAGACGGGTGGCTTCGTGGAAAATCACGTTGTTGTACACGCCGATGGCGCCCGTGAAAATCCCCGATTCCTTGCCGCCTTGCACCTTGGCCTTTTCGATATCCGCCCATTGGGCAGTAGCAGTCTGGCCGCGCAGTTGGTAAACCGCGTTGGTGTGGATGAACGCGACGTAGTAATCATCGCCACCCATACGGATTGGACGGATCATTGGGCTGCGGGTCTTGGCCAGTGCTACAGCACGGTCGAAGTCGCGCAGAGTCAATGCGGAAGTGGTGGTAGCAGACAACGAAGCCGCTGTCAGGTTAACGTCGCTGTTACCGTAGATCACGGTAGTCGGCGCCAGAGTAGCGTTGTTGCCGGTGTAACGGGTATCGGCCTGGTTGGTGTTGCCGGTCAGCTGGTTGAAGAAACTGACATCCAGACGCTCAGCCCACCAGTCAGTCAAGCCCAAGCGGGCTTCTTCACGCACGCTGAATGGCACACGCTGTTCCGACATTTTGCCGGCAGAGCGTACCGCGTGGCGAAGCTGGTTGATGTACAGGTCGTCGGAATAAGTGGTAAGACTTTCTTCCGAACCTTCCAGGGTGTTGTCGCCTTGGATACCGTCGCCCACCAGAAGCATGCGCAGACCAACACGGATGCGGTCGCCTGGACCTTTTTCGAGGTCGTTCTTCATCTGGACGATGGAGTTGGAATCGTTACCCACGAACTTGGAGAACCAAGTTTGTTTCAGTGCTTCGTGCAAAAGTTTACGTGACCACACCTTCACTGCCAAAGGGTGGTTCACACCATAGTTGGTGTCTGCCATAGCGGCGTTCCTCATAGATTTCGTTAATGGATCCGAATATCGTTTGCGGAACGCCGTACTTGACGCTGTACGGGGCGAACCTCCATGGCAGGAGTGCCCCCTATATTACTATTCGCTATGATGTTTGCAAGCCTTAGTTTTATGTGGACAAGTCCCGCCGTTTCTGGCCTTACCTTTGTTGCAATTAGCACACAGGATCTGAAAGCCGGCTGGGTATCCGTTCCTTTTCAACCACTGCAGCGTTTGCCCGTTAGCGCCCTTGCCGTTACCGTCATACCCCAACGACCGCCTGTGCGTTGCGCCGTCATTATTTATGTGGTCGATTTCAAGAAAGAGAGGCTCAGTCTCGCCGCAGCAGGCACACACTTGGCCGCCGTAGGCTCCCATCACCTCGATACGTAGTAGCTGCCAATACTCCCTGCCCCTAGCGCGTTCCTTGTCGGCGAATACAGGATCGCGCCTGCGCTCTAAATCTTTCTTGGCCCTGTCGGCGTTAACGGCTTCTATACCTCCACGTTTATCACAGTACGCCTTATAGTAAGCTTGACGCCGCGCCAACGAGCAGGGCGGGCAGTCTCGTATCTCCAGATCGTGTTCGCAGCGGTGGGCTATTTTACCTTTGGGCATGACGATTCTCCAGTGGGTTAGTACCAGAGAATCGTAATTCAAACGTAGTAATCTGTAAAGCGTTATTGGCTATAAACGAAGTTAGGCTGCGCCCAAATCTTACCAGTGGCGTCCAGCATGGGCTTGCCCAGTGCGCCGTACACATCGCCAGGATCAGGCAGTGGCACAGTGATGGACTCGGTAAAGTGCTTTTCTTCGAGCTGTACGATGGGGTCTTTAGACACATCGACTAGTCGATCCTCTACCAGCTTGGCGTACCCTTGGATGTCGTGCCAGTTGTCGTCGTAGTTGGGGTCGCCAGACAGAATCCGGGCGATCTTGTCCGCGATCACCGTCAGTGCCTGTTTCTGCGTGGGGGAGAGCCGTTCCCAGCCCTTGGTACCGCGCATGTCGTCCTGCAGGTTCTGTGCTATCTCGGCGTGGATGGAAAAGTCGCCGTAGCGATTGCCCCGGAGTTGAAGCGTATCGTCAACTGACATGTCAAATCCTCGGCTTGGTGTTGCCACCTTTGCTCATCGACGCCCAGTACTTATCGAACTCGGCTTCGCTCATGTCCGCGATGTCAGCGGCGGAAACAGCTCCCTTCTCGTCCGGGGCGCGTGGCGAACCGCCCAAGGGTGACAGACTGGTGTTCGGCTTCTTGCCTGGCGGCGTAGCACCGGCTGTGTAGCCATGCACTTTGGCCAGGTTGTAGACCATCTGCGCTGGGTTCTGCCCGGTCTGTTTGGCCACCTGTGCAATCGCCAGGTAGTCACGGCGCAGAATCTCCATAGCCTTGGCGTCGTCGGCACCGAGGGCTTTGTACTCGGCCAGTTTGCGGTTCTGGTAGTGCTCTTGCGCCGTATCGTAATCCGGCGTGGTGGCGCGGAACTGCACTTCTTGCTGGCCGACTTCGGTAGCCAACTGGTGGTGCTGCTGTTGCTGCACGGCCTGCTGTTGAGTGCCATTCAGGTACTCTTGCATCTGCCGTTGGGTATTTTGCAGCTGGGTTTGCACATAGTTGAACGCGCCTACCGGGTCGTCTTCAAACGTCGGCGGGGCTTCTGGTGCGGGTTGCTGTTGGACCTGTTGCTGCGCCTGTTGATCCAGCAGGAACTTGTTGAAGCGCTCTTGCAGTTGCGTGCTACGCTGGCGCTCGGTAGCCAAATCGGCGTCGAGCTGCTGGCGCCGGGTGCGTTCTTCGTGCAACGCGGTCAGCGGCACTTTTTGGTTTCGGGCGGGTGGCGTGTCGGCTGGTGGTTCGCCGTCTGCCGGGGCTTCGCCGGTTGGTTCTGGTGGCTCGCTGGATTCTCCCTCGGGGAGATTATCGTAGTCGCCGCTGTCTTGTTCCGCTTGCTCGTCAACCAAAGGCTGCTCGCCAAACAGAGCTGTCGTGTCGATACCCATGTGTGTATTCCCTATATGACCAGTAGTAATAACTGGATCAGATCTTCATCGCTATATTCTTCTATCTCGACAGCGACCGGCGATGATAACGGCAATGTCGAGGGGTCTTGCAGGGCTGACGGGCTCGCCGCCACCGCCTCGGCCAAGGTGAGTTCCACCACTGGCACAGGGGGTAATTCTTCAGGTTCCGGTTCTTCCTCGCGGATGCCTAGCATCTTTTCTAGCGTCCTTGGCTCTACATCATCCTCGGGTACAAGAAATATGCGACGTTTCTTGTCGCCGGATCGGTTGCCGCTGCCGCCACTGCTATCACTCGGCAGGATCGGCGCCGGTACCGGGGGCGTATTGCCTACGGTTCCCGCGGCGGACAGTGTAGCCGCGGCCAAGGTGATGTTGCGAGTACCGACGATCACCGGCAGGTTAGTCACTACGCCAGTGGCGACGAGGGTGGCAGCTGCCAGGGTGTTGTTGAAGCTGCCGGTGATGATGGTGTCGGCGTCGCCGGCCATTGTGGCGGCTGCCAGTGTGGCGACCTTACTCCCGGTAACACGGACGGTACCGGCAGCAGCGAGCGTAGCAGCGGCCAGGGTGTTGACGAACGTACCGAAGGTGAACGGGCCAGCTACGGTGCCAGTGCCCGCCAGGGTGGCAGCAGCGAGCGTAGCGGACCTAGTGCCACTGAGGAACACCTTGCCCGAAGCGGACAGCGTAGCAGCCGCCAGCGTGGCATTCTTGGCCCCGGCTAAGGCGACCTTGCCGGTACTGACCAACGTGGCAGCGGCCAGGTTAGCGTTTTTGGCACCCGCGACGGCGACCAGCCCGGTACCGGCTTGGGTAGCGGCAGCGAGGGTTACGTTGCGGGTACCGATAAAGGCATCTGCCCTTATATCCAGTTCGTTATAAACAGGCGTCGTGCTGTTGTTATAGATATAAGCCAGCACAACACGGCCAGCCCGCGAATACATGGCGCCGCGCACGCCAGAAGCGGTGCCGGTGATCAGGTTGGTGATCGCGCTCCAGCCCGCATCGTCGGCGTTGGTCTGGTATTTAACGTCGGTCAGGCTGTCGATGAACAAGTGGTAGAGAGTGGTACCGTCAGCCTGGAAACAGCTTCTGTTGGCACCGCCCACCACGTCTGTAGCGCCGGTAATGTCGGCGTCCAGGGTGATCGATGGCGTATCGGCCGAGTCGAACTTTACCGAACCCAGCGTCAGGTTGGCGTTGTCCAGGTAGGGGTAGCGTACCTTGGTCGCGCCTGCGCTGAGGTAGCTGCAGCCGATCAGCTTAATCCCGGCCTGGTTGGTACCCACCGTGGCGTCAAAGGCAGCCGGGAAGGTTTCCAAGACGTTGGCGCTGGTCAGGCAGCGTTGGAAGTCGTCGGCGGCGGTGTCGTTGTTGAAGAAAAAGTGCATCCGATCACTGGACCCGAGGACTACGCCCCCGGCATACCAGTTGTTGGCCCCGCCGTTGCCAATGTCGATATCCTTGGTCCATACCCCGGCCACCCTGCGGCCGTAGTAGACGGTTTCTCGGTTGGCCGCGCTGATGTTCTTCACCGGGCCGTTGTAGATCACAATCAAGTCGCCGGTTGAGCGGATCGCTACGCCCATGGCGTTTGGCGTCGACAGGGCCAGCACCGTGAAGCCGGTGGTGACGGCTTCGTTGGTGGTCGTCCATGTGTCGCTGCTGGTGTCGAAAATGTTGAGTCTAATGCTGACGGTGGTGACGGCGTTGCCGTCCGACACAATGACGTAGATCAGGTTGCCTTGCTGTACGCCGACACAGCCGAGAATGTCCTCGGTAGAGGTAGTGGTGACATCGGTACCGACGTTGGTGAAGCTGTTAGTCGTCGGGTTGGTGTTCTTGAAGGCGCGCAGCAGGTTGCCAGTGGTACCCCGGCCAAAGACGTAGACGTTGCCGGCAGCCGTCACAAACGGGCCGCACGTAGTCTCCATGCTCGCCGCGTTGGCGAGCAAGCCCGTGACTGTGACCGGCATTGCCATTAGGCGTTACCGTCAGTAGTCGTCCATGTAGGAATGCTGATTACCTGGTTGATCGCGATGCTGGTGTTATCCAACTGCAGGTCGCCGGTACCGATACCCACGGTGCCCTGTTCGTGGCAGGTAGTACCAGCCGTGTCGCACAGGCGGTAGTGAGCACAGGTGCCGGCCGCGATCGCTGTGCCCGTCCAGGTGCCGGCGATTACCGTGGCGCCGCTCGAGCCAGCGCCTACCCAGTCAGACGGTAGGGTCAGCGTGCAGAGTAGGGTGCCGGTTTCGGAGGCAGCACAGTTGGTCGGTGGCGACAGCGTGAACAGTTTTAGCTTCGGCGCCGTGCCTACGGTGGCTTCGATCGCGTTCAGGCGTGCGTTGCGCACGGCAACACTGAATTGGATTGCCATGTCTTAATCCCCTCGTTTTACAGTGAACGAACGACCTTTGCCGTCCGTAATGGTCTTCGGCGCGGTCTGCGCGTCGGCCAATGCCTTGACTGCCTCGGCCATAGCCTCCATCGCTTCTTGCGACTGTTTGCTGGCTTCGCGCAGTGTTTCGGTCAGCTGGTCGGCGATGCCCGGTTTTGGCTTCGGCAGCTCGCCTTCTGGCGCGTCGGGCGCGTCCAGCTCCTGGGTCTGCTCACGGAACATTTTCTCGCGTTCCAGGCCGGCTTGGGAGTTGACTTTAGCGCGCTCCAGCTCCATTTGCATGCGCAGTTTTTCCCACTCGAGGGCCATTTCCTGCTTGAACTTCTCGCGGGCCAGTTCGATGTCGGCCAGCATATCGGCCTTCTTGATTTCGATGTTTTGCTGCGCCTGCTGGCCATCCATTTGGATCTTGGCCATCGACTCTTCTTTCTTCGATTTCAGCTGTTCGTTCTGCTGGGTCAGTCCGGCGACTTGTTCCTGCATCTGCTGCATTTTGGCCTGCGCTTCAGGCGGCAGCTGCTTGTTCTCTTCGGCGAACTTCTTCCACTCGTCAATGAGCGCCTGCGGGAACGGGGCGTACTCGAGGATTTCCGGTGGGATCGGCAAGCCCATATTGGACGCCACCGGCAGGATCTGCGACAGCGCTTGCCAAGTGCGGTTCTTCTGATCCGGGCTGGTCGGCGCCTCGTCGACCACAATGTCATACTCGAGCGCGCTCTGTTCCTTGGTCAGCGGCACATAGACGGCATTCTTCTTGCCTACGATGCGGATCATGCGTCCGTCGCTGATGAACTCCCGGATGAACTGCAGGAGGATTCTGCCTTGCTGCTTGCGGTACAGACGCAAGGCGTTAAAGAACTCGCTAAGCGTCGAAATAGCGGCCTGCTTGCGCTGGTGTTCCAACACGCCGGGTTGTTCTCGATCCGCCATCCCGAGGAATTCCAGGTTAACCCCAGCCACAGCCGGCAGACTGGACACTGTAAAATCCAGAAGTTGATTGAGCCCTGCGGGTACACCGGCTGCATTCCGTTCTCTGACCTTGTTGAGGCCGTCACGTTTGAGCCAAACGATCGAGCGCGGGTTGTTCCAGTCGTCGGCAGCGTTGTCCTTGTTGACGAAGGCGTCCACCTCCGCCATCAAGCCGCCCTTGGCCTGGCTGGCGACCACATCCGCCATGGAGCTGAAGAACTTGTTGACCCAGCGCTGCGGGTCCAGCAGGTCGCGGATGAAGCCGTACCAGATACCTTCGTTACGGTCACGAATGCCGGTAATGGCTTGGAAGGTGAACCCATCGCACGGCAGCGCGCTTTCTTCCAGCTCTACACCGCCACAGAAGATCACTTGGCGGTATTCGCGGTGCTTGATCTTTTCGCCCTGCAATTCCATGCCTTGGCTGCGCATGAGCTTTTCGATCTTTTTGAACTCGGCTTCGGTGACTTCTTCCATTTCACCCGTAGTAGGGTTGGCGATACGCACGAAACGGGCCGTCTTGACATATTGGAACTGAATAACCGGAACGCCGTTCTTGCGGCGGGCCTGGCCCATCGTGTCAGAATCGTAGTTGGTGGCGGCGGTAGCGTCGTGCGGTACCGAAGAGAACTCGTCAAGGATTTCCGAGTCGCTGGCCAATACGCCTTCGACTTCCTTGGCCTTGGCATCGCCCCATACGTCGCGGATGGTGCTGTAGGGCAGGTATTTGACCCTGGCACACCAGCGCCGGTCGGCCAAGCCGCGTTTACGCGCTGCGGGGTCCCAACGCATATGCATGGGGTCTACCCGTTCGATAACGATGTTACCTTCGGCCGATTCTTCGGTAGTGAACAGGGTTTCGGTCCAGCCCAGGCCGCAAATCAGCATGTCCTTGAAGGCGTCGGACTCTTCATCGTCGGCGTCACAGCCTTCGCGGACGTAGCGAACGGCCGCGTTCAGCACATCGGTGGCGCCGCTGTCGCTGTTCTCGCGGGCGAACAATTGGACCTGGTTACGGGTAGACGACTCGAGGCCACAAATACCCCGAATGAAACTGGCCACCCGATTGAAGGTGAAGACAGGACGATCGTCCTGCTCGAGCTGTTCGCGTGCTTCCTCGGCCCACTGGTTGCCGGCCACACAGGCGAAAGCGTCCATGGCTTGGGACTGCCAGTCGCCGGTCGCACTCTTGTGCTCGGTCAGTTTCCCTCGAGCCCATATGACAACGGCGGTGGCGCCATCGGCTTCTGCGGCGTCTGCACTGTCGATTTCGTCCGCCATCATTATCTCCGATTAGCTGGCCATGAACCCGCCTGACTTGCGGCGTTTTCGGGTTACTTTTTGGGCTTCCCATGCGTCTGTAGTGACCAAGGAGCCGGCGAATGTCAGGTTGAAGGCGTCCGCCCGGTCAGGCGATGGTACACCACGGTCAAGCATGTCGCGCTTGCTTTCGACGACGATCTTGCCCGTCGAGGTCAGCGAATAGTGTACATCAGTCAGCTCGCCGACAAGATACTGGTCATTGGCGATGTTGCAGTCCAGCTTTTCGAACCATTTACGGCCCTCCCACCACAGCCAGTCGCGCATCCTGGCCACATGGCCATTGTCAGACTTTGGCGCGGCTTCGCCAGCGTTAACGCCAATTACTGGCAAACCAAGCTCTTCAAGGCGATCCACAACACCAGCGCCCAGGCCACCAACGTCAACCACGATTTCATACGGGCGTTCGTCGTAGGGGGTTATCTCGTACTCGCGGACCACCTTACCCACGGTTTCCATCAGCGAAATGTTACCCCAGGTCTTTACAGGCTCCAGTAGTGTATTTCCCTTGCGCTTGGCCAAAGCAGTAAGACACTCGCCATATCTCGCGGGGTCAAGCCCCCAGATAGGCTTGACCGGAGTCGGCTCAACCTCGCGATCGATGGCAGGTTCAACAAGCGACAACGGAATGAGTACGTCGGCGGCTTCGAGGGGAAACTCTCCCAGTACACGGACACGGTACACGTTCGATTCTTCGCCATATTGCGCCTTCATTTTCGGGATGTATGCCGGCCCTACCCGGCTGGATTCGTGGCAGGACACGGTGATGCAATGGTGCTGCGCCCGGTTACGGTGGTGGCTGTCGTAGAAATAGCCCTGCGCCCGCGTAGGGTTGCCACACAGTACCGACTTGGCGTTGGGCGTGGACAGGGCGCCTTCCAGCGGCTGGAAGATCTCATCTGGCACACCGGAGGCTTCGTCCACCACGAACATCAGGTTTTCAGCGTGGAAGCCCTGCAGGGCGTCCGGGTTTTCTTTGCGGGCGGTACGGGCCACCGCGTAACATTCATCCGGTGCCAGCTTCAGGTACATCCGATCGCTTGTAACTTCGAACAATTCGGACAGTTGCGGCCCCATACGGCGGCGCCACACGGCCAGCTCGGCCCACAGGATGTCTTCCAGTTGGTGCGAAGTCGGCGCCGTGCAGGGAACCTTACAGGGGAAGTGCGTGGACGTGTACCAGAGGATCAGCCAGCTCAGCCAGGCCGACTTGCCCACACCGTGGCCGGAGCGAACCGAGATATGGTTCATTCTTGGCACGAAATTCTCGTTGGCCAGGCTTTTCAGCCCCTGGAGCTGCCAAGGCTCGATAACTTCGACCTTCAACACGTCTTTTACATAAATCTCGGGGTGCTGGCGCCAGCGCGTAATCGTTTCAGCTGCGCGCTGCTGCAGGCGGGTGTTGTCGCCCTGGTAGAGGATCGAATCAGTCATATTTCTTCAGCTCCGGGAACGCCCTTTCCATGATCATCTTGGCAGCGCGTAGCCGGACTTCAGCCGGCAGCCGCATATCCTTGGAGACGCGGCGCAATTCCTCGATAACGAACAGGATCACTTCGCGCTCACGGCCTTTCGGGATATCAGTCATTGATGATCACCGCGTCCTCTGCCAGCTCGTCCAGGAACGACTCCAGGCTGCTCTCAGCAGCCTTGGGTTCGTGCTCGAGCGCTGGGGCTTCTGGTGGTTTCTGTTCGGTCGCGCTGCAGCGGGCGGATACGGCAGCCAGCACATCGAGGATCGAACCGGCGTCGGCGCCCTTCTTTTCCTCTTCGGAAAGTGCCTTGGCCATGCCGATGGCGCGGTTAAGGATACGGTCTGCCGCCTGCAGCTGGATACGTTCGTCCGGGGAAGTGCGCATAAGGCTCACATACTTCAACAACGCCTCTTCGGCGTAGTCGGTGGCGACCTTGCGGATTTTCTCCTGGTCGTGCCGCTTGTGGCTGACATCAGGGTCCGACGTTTGCTGGGGTCTAGACACGGCTTGGCCGGCATTAAGCCGGCCAATGAGTTTCAGTTCAAACAGCGGCCCGTCAGCCATCTTGCGCCCCCATGGCTGCAAGCCTTAAAGTGTTGAAAATGCTGATAAATTCCTCAAAAGGTACGGCAATCCAGAATTCTTCCCCCTTCCGTCGCCATACCACTGCTGGAACTTGGCCAGATTCGTGTGCAGCGATTCTAACCTGTTCTTGCCAGGCCGGCATAGACACTGTTTGCCTGGCCTTCACTTCCAGCAGGAACGGCCCCCAATCCACGTCACCGCCACTGTCCCGCGCCTGGCCCAGCTTGCGCTTGGACGGCTCCCCCGTCAGTCGAGTGATGATACCGCAGACTTCCCGTTCGCCTCTTTCCCCCTTTTGCTTCGCGTAGCGCCCCCCAACCTTCCCTTTGGCCTTCTCCGGCGCATCTGGCGCCAGTGTCTCGTTGATGTCCTTCATGGCCTGCTGGCGTGCCTTTCCGTTGTGAGCAGCCGACCGGCACAGTGACGAGCAGAACAACGCACTGCTGCGCTTGGCCATGAAGCCCTTGCCGCACAGCGGGTTGTTGCAGGTTACTCGTACGGACATTCAACCCCCCAAAATCAGATCAGTGAACAGTTGTTGCCCCAGTGTGCACATGGCCAGCGACGTGAAAGGACCGCCGTTCTTCGGCCCGAAGTTCCATACTGCGAACTTCTCGTTGTCGAAGTTCATTATCAGTACGCCCCGCGCTACCGATGGGATAACCCCGGATTTCAAGTCGGCTACCACGGCTTCGAGAAATTCGATCGCATCCTGTTGGACCGCGATCGGCAAGTCAGCGACCTTTAGGCTCATTGGTCGCATACCATTGGCGTCTTGTCCTCTTCCAGTTCGTTCCAGCCGGCCCACTCGCGGAACTCGGCCAACACCTTGACGTCGCCACTGTCGATGTTTTCCTTGTCGTAGAAGCACAGATACGGCCCGTTGCGCTCGGCGTACATGGCCTTCACTTGCAGGATATCGCAGTTGGTCAACACGACTTGGTAGGTTTTCATTTGCAGATCGCCTGACATGGTACTTCAGCCGCTAGCAACTCGAGCCAGCCATTCCAGCCGTTGAACGAAGCAACCAACTCTTCGCCCCGGTAGAAATTAAGCTCGCGGCTGGTATTAGTGTCCACCTCTACAACTTTGTCGGCTTTGATATGGATCGTACCGAAGTGTGAAATAACCTGATAAGTTTTCATCGAACTCTCGCTCCTACAGCAATAGCGGCTTTTGCGTCCAGGCCATCCCACAAGCCCTGTTCGCTTCTGCGACGGCGCTTCAGACCCAGCATGGTCTTGCCGTCGTTCTTGACCCACTTGGCGAACTCTTCGCGGGCTCCCGAGTAATCGCCTTCGTTCAGCAGGCGCAGTAGAGTGGAATCACCCAAGCCTTCTGCCAGGCTATCGGCGTCGATGTCGCTCCCACAATTCATGGCGAACAGCACAAGGGCGTCGAACTGGCCTTGCGTAAGCGGTACCGTGACAAGCGAGATAACGTCGCGCTCAAACGAACCAATATCCACCGGGAATACCGCATCGGCCTTAGATTGCGTCCAAACCAAACCCTTCCTGACTTCCGGGCCTGTATGACCATAGCCAATCGTCCAGGGGTGGCCGTCCTTACTACCCGGATCAGGATATGCCTCGAGCCTACAACCCTCATAGTGCTTGGCGACTTCAATCCCATTTGCTGAAACGCTCTTCTTGTTCATCCAGTCCTCCCGCTTGTTCATTGCGCCGCCAGTTGTTCGGCAGACCCTTGTCTACCCATTCCCACAGCAGCAGCGCGGCAATGGCGAATATGACCACTGACGCCGCAATCCCTGCGACGAAGCAGATCAGCAGGAAAATACCCCAAATCATGGCGGGCTACCCGAAGAACAGCAGGCCGGCATACGCAGCGGCACAGAGGGCCACAATGTAAGTCAGCTTGTCGATCGGGGTCTTGGAGTCGTACCAAGCTTTCGCTTTTACTACCAGGGCTTGCAGTGAATCAAACATGTCAGCTACTCCAGGACTTGACGGCAGCGCGTTTGGCTGCGTTACGACCGACATTGTACGGCTTGACGGGCGTGCGGGGAAGTCGTAGGCCGTTAGCCTCGAGCTTTGGGCCAGCTTCGTACCCAAGCACCAGATGGTTCACGCCGAAGATGTCATGCGCACGCTGCGCCGCTTCCTCGGCTGTGTACAGAAAACCTCGGCTGTCGTATTTGTTCAGGTTCATGCCTAGCACCGTGTCGGGAGGGGTGGTTCCGCATGTGCGGGCTGGCGGGTCGATGTTCCCGCATCCTTGGCGCTGGTCGTTTAGAGGCTGACCGGCCTGGGGCACAGTTTCGCTGTCTTGGCGTTTTGGGTCAAGTAGTTTGTTAAACGTTTACCAACCCTTTAGTCATATGAACTATAACGTTTAGACACATCGAAACGAACTGGTCATTTGACAAGCAAGCCTTGGCGATATTGATGTCTTTGTGCACCCATTGCACGTTACCTTCGACGTAGCCTTTGCTCGAGTCTATACGGTCCAAGGACATGGTACGGCCTATGTAGCGGTTTGACTTACCCCCGGCGCCTGGTATTTTTACATTGTTCTTAAACAATCCGCTACCTTGGCTCAGCGATACTCCAGTCAGCGCGCATCTGCACTGCTGGGCATCGAGCAGATCGTCTAGGTAGTCCACACTTACTGCCCACTCGAGCCGCCTGTCTACCGCAGATGACTGCATGCCAGCTAGTATGCCTTTCTGCGTGTACCGCCCCCGTAAATGATCATCGCCTGTGTGGTCCTTGAGCTTCCTGGCGGCTGGGTTTCTGCGTGCAGCCAAGTAAGCCTCTTTGCCGCCAGCCTTATTGAACCCCATAATCTTCCTGCACTCAGAACCACATGTTTTAGCCGTGACTAACACTGTACTAAATTCGCTACCGCATATGGCGCACGCCGCTACTACAGCATTACCCTCCCCCGGCTTTACGCCTAAATCTGAGAGCTTACCGCCCCACTTGTGAAACCTTTTCTTGCAGGTTAGCGAGCAATACACGCGGCGCTCAGTCCCTCGGGCTATGGGCATATCGCAGTAGGCACAGTGTCTGGTCATTTTTAATCGGCCTTTCTTTTGTTTGCGTACTTTCTATTTTACTACATAACTAAACGCTAGTAAACTCTAAAAATTTTATTTTAGAAATCATAGGGTTAGGTGGGCCGGTCACAGTTCAGAGCTAAGAAAAAAGGACGGATACCCCTCCACCGTACGGGTCGGTTTTACGCCGCCAGTCGCTATAGTATAACATTCCAAACCCCCAAGACCCGCGAGCTAGAGCCTTCGCGCCCTGGCCTGCGCCTTCCAGCCCCTCGCGTATAGCCCATGATCGTAGCGCTGTCAACGTGGAGTTAGATGAACGGTAGTTAGGGCTTAACTCTGAGGTATACAGGTATACAGATACAACCCGTATTATCTTAGGTAATGGCGCTAGACTATACGTATTGGGCGCTTAGCACAGTGAATAGGGCACGCGGCGCTCTAGCATGGGGCTTAGCACAGTGATCGGGCCTATCCACCATACAGATCCATACACACAATACGCATCCGCCCTATACCGGAAAGCTAAGGGATATATATAGGGGGTTTTATCTATTTTTATAGACTCTTTCTATAAAAGAACTGTATAGCTGTAATACCAGCCGCTGTGCTAAGCCACAAGCCTTGTGCTAGAGGCGCCCCGTGCTAAACACATAGCTACCCCCAACCCGTATGCATCGCGCATAGTGCGTAATACCCAGCCCCAAGCACATCCGACCAACGGTATCATTATCGACTGGCAATCCTCCACCCATGTCCTATAGTTACCTTAAGCAAGACAACACCAACGAACCAAAAGGAACACGGCCATGAAAACCACCATAAAAGCCCTCGACCACTATGACCATCTGCAAGCCGGTCATACCTACAACGTGCATTCCCTGGTCGGTAGCCGCTTGATTGTGCTGACCGACGTGGTAAGCCTCCAGGTTATCAGCCTGTACCGCTACCAGCTCGAAGAAGGCACGCTCCGCGGTAAGCTGATGTATGTAGACAGCACTCAATCGCTGGCCATGTCTTGCACCGCTGTAGCATCATTGTGCAAGAAGCTTGACTCAGGCTATGCCTATTAAGGGCTTAGGCACATTAGAAGCCAAAGCACACAACAACTGACAAGCCCTGCGCGGAGCTGGATAGTGGAGAACACCATGAGTACATCAACCGCATTAAACACTGGCCTTACGGCGCAGCAGGTAGCCTGGGCCAAGTCACACGACTGGTTTAGCTGGTCAACCGAATGGTATCCAGACTGTCACGTTGTCACTGTGCTGGAATCGGGTACGCAGCGCCAGGCAGATGGTAGCGTCACGCCTTATAGCACTATCAAACAGTTCGCCAACTTCAAAGCCCTGCGCGATTGGGCTGGCTACTGACGAACGGTCCTGGCAATTATGCCAGGCACTACGCTGAAGAACGATGCATTGGCACAGGCGCTGAAACTGGTAGCCTGATATCCACTGTGCCAGGGACGGCATTTAAAACATATCTAAATCTAAAGTGAGGCTTTCATCATGAGCATTAGCATGGCAGTTGCGCTGGACCTGATAGCAGACCAGCTTGCGCAAACCCCCTGGACGCCAGATACGCTAGACCAGATTGCCGACATCGTGCGCGCAGCTGGCTGGACCATTGGCGACGACGCTGAACTGTGCGACGTGTGCCAGTGCACGCTAGAGCCCGGCCAGATTGGCAAGTGTGACGGCTGCCAGGGCTAGTTTTAGATTTAAGCAAATCACAATAACTAAATGAGGCTATCACCATGAAACAGTCAACGTTCGTTGCCGCTTTGAAGTTCGCCATGCACGCGGCTGCACAGAAGGATATCCGCTATTACCTGAACGGCGTGTTGTTCGAGTTCGTCCCTACGGGCCTTATCATGGTAGGCACAGACGGCCACCGCATGGCATACGTTGAAATAGCTGACGACATTATCAAGTCCGCGCCGTACGCCGAAGGCCAGCACAAAGGCATTCAATTCATCGTCGAAACGACGGATATCAAGCTGTTGTTTTCGGCCATGCCAGCCAAGTCTACCGGCTTCTGTGACATTCGATTCAGCGAGGGCGACGATAACGCCGTACCCGCTATTGAGCCGGTCCTGACCGTCATTGCAGGCGACGGGCGCGCCATTGTGTGCCGTACCATCAAAGGCCATTACCCCGACTGGCGCCGCGTGTGCAAGTCGGGCGCTAGGCCGACAGCCACCGAAACGATAGGGTTCAATGCCGACTACATGGCAGCGGCCAGCAAGGCATGCGGGGCTTTCGATTCCAGCAAGTATGCAGGCGTAACCATGACGCTCCACGGTGCTAGCGAATCCATGTTGCTAAAGCCTGGCGCGCTGCCCGTCGGCGTAGTCGAGGCCGCTGTTATCGTCATGCCGACGAGGATCTAACCATGACTCTAAATGACTTGATTCGCCTGGCCAGGCACAGCGGCCAGCTCATGGCAGAAGACAAGGCGACGGGCGTTCGCGTCCTGGTCAAGCGCGGGCCGTTGGGCTGGCGTGTCGAATGCTACATTGACGGTATCCGCAAAAACGAACGCGCAGCCCGTAGGCTGCAGGATGGTGAATTGTGAACGTCCTGTACTCAATGAACTTCGGCGACAACACGCACGGCGCGGTGAAGCGCCTCAACGAACTTGGCTGGGCGGACTACCTAGTCCAGATTCACAGCTCAGGGTTTAATTCTATCATCGTGCTGCGTCTGCCCGCCGATGTGCTAAAGGCCGCGCAAGACCTAAAGAGGGTATGGTAATGAGCATTCCAGATACTGTGCCGGTGGGCATGGCCCTCTTCTACGCCACGATAGACGATCGTGTAGAGGCCGCAAGGCGCGCCCGCAAGCTGCACATCCGGGGACCACTGCGCGGTGCGTTGTGGCTGTGCTACCGGCCAAACGATGTCAGCACATTGACTGCCTCGGGCATGTCGCCTGAACAGGCTTGGAACAACTGGCAAAGCTATTGGGGGGAGGTATGAGCCCCAATGATTTGCTTGAACTGGTGACAGCAATCGTCTGCTGTGCCTGGATCTTGATAGCGTTCGTGGAGGGCTAGCGACATGAAAACTCTTCTCTTGGCCGTAGGATTTAGCGCCCTGGCCGGGTGTGCCATAACTCAGGACATTATGCTACCGGACGGCTCGCCTGGCCTGACAGTGGAATGCAGCGGCATGGCGCAGACCTGGACGGCCTGTATGAAAAAGGCTGGCGAACGCTGTCCGAAAGGCTATGCGCTGCTGGGTGGCGGTAATGAATCCACTGCAATGACAGCAGGCACCGGGGGCTTCAGCGCCTCCCCCTATGCCGCATCTGGTAGCAGTGCGTTGTGGGCGACCAACACAATGAACCGGGTGATGGTTATCAAGTGCGCGTAGGGAGGGTTGAAAAATGCGTGATGAACTGGTTGGGCTCCTGGTGATAGGTACGCTTTGCCCGGTGCTGTTGGCTATCTACATTTACGTTTGCATTCGACACTGAGGGTACGATTATGATTGAGTCTATTCTAATTGGCCTGGCTTGCGGCCTTGGCTACATTGTCCTGATGGTACTGTGGAGTATCTACCCATGAGTACGCGTGAAGCGTTCGAGCTGGCCTATACCAAGAGCGTGATGGCGGTGGCTAAGATGGAGCTGACCTCCGATCTGGCCGACCTGCTCAAGGTCATGTCTGACCACCGGATAGACGAGGAAAGCTATCTGTTCAACTTCCCAACCCATGCGCCTATCGATAACCTCCTGACCACGGGCATGGTCAATGCCGCCTGGTGGGCCTGGCGCGAGGCACAGCACCAAATCCTGGCAACCATGGGGAGTACTGGCCATGTTGTTCACTAAACCGCACTGGGCCTGTGTGCCAGAGCCTGACGGGGAGTGTACCGTGATCATCGCCCTGGGCAATGACATCGCTCGCGTCAGCACCAAGGGACGCCCATCGTTTCAGACGATAGAGGATTCCGTCTACACAATCGTGGAATGCTATCGCGATTACTTCTATGCACCAACTGAGGAAGGACCACAATGAAGTGCCCCGTGTGCAGCTTGGCTATGACGTACAGCTGCGCGGGCATGGAATACTACTGGTGTGACGGCTGCCGCATCATGGTGCCGGAGCACGGGCTTTCGGACTACGCAAGGAACAGAATTATGAACACTGAGAAATTACGATTTGTCGCAGGCGATACCGCCGAAGTGGAGCGGTGCGAGCATATCGACATCGACGACAGCGGGGAGGTGGTCTATACCGACAAGACGTTCATGTCCGAGATCCATGTCATGGGCGAAGAGATCTGGATGGGCCGGGTGGCCGTGGTAGGGCGCACGTACGACGACGCCGAAGGGCTGCGCGACCGCCTGCTGTGGGCGCTGGACCAACCCACTGTGCCAGCACAATGGCAAGCGTCAGCCGCTCCTTTCTCTATGGCGCCTGATGAAGAAATAGACTGGACAAACATTGACAATGGCGGGGAGGCGGCTAGGCTCAAAGGTAAGGGCTACCGAGTGCGCGCCCTCTATACCAAACAACCAGTAATCTAGCAAGCGAGCACACCATGAAAACCTTTACCGCTGACGAACTGAAAGAAGTCCTGGCACAGCATGCATTGTGGCTGTCGTCGGACCACGAGCAGGGCGTCCGTGCCGACCTGCGCGGTGCCGACCTAACCGATGCCAACCTAACCTATGCCAACCTAACCCGTGCCAACCTAACCTATGCCAACCTAACCCGTGCCAACCTAACCCGTGCCAACCTAACCCGTGCCAACCTAACCGATGCCAACCTAACCGATGCCGACCTAACCGATGCCAACCTAACCCGTGCCAACCTAACCGATGCCAACCTAACCCGTGCCAACCTGGCCGGAGTAGCCTCGATCTTAGGTATAGTCGGCAACATGCAAAACATCAAGTCTATCCAGGCTGATTACTGGCCTGTGAGTTATACCACTACTCACATGCAGGTAGGGTGCCAGCTGCATTTGATTAGCGAGTGGTGGGCGTTTTCTTTAGGCGAGATAGCACAGATGGACGATCGAGCCGCTGCCTGGTGGGTAGTCTGGAAGCCCATTCTGCAAACCATCATCGAAGTATCGCCTGCTGTACCGACGAAATAAGAGGTGTTATGTGAGAATCAATCGTTATAAGTGGACGCCCAAAGGCATGGTTTACGACCCAACGGGCGAGTGGATGGGCGCGGCGGCACACGAAGCCGTTGTAGCCTTCCACGAAACCGAGCGGTCGCAACTGATCACCACCAACTCTACTCAAACCAAGTCACTGGAAGACGGCGTTAATGCAAAAGCGGACGAGCTGGACGTTGCAAAGAAACGTATCGAGGACCTGGAGAAGCTGGTCCCTGCGACCCCCGTAGATCCGATCAAGGATACCAAGCCATGAAGACCACCGCTTATTGGTTGACCATCTGCGCGATTGCCCTGGCCATTGCTGCACTGTGGTTGTACAACGGACAGGCGCGAGCCGACTCCTATTCCTACGTTGCGGCCAGCACTGGCACCGATACCGTGGTCAAGTCCACCATCCTCGACAACACGGAATACCCCAAGATCGTCGCACAGCTGGACTGTTCGGGTACCGACATCAACGACATGGTTGGCCAGTGCTCAGCAGCCTTGCGTGAGCTGTGTCCTGACGGTGGCGAGGTGCAGGCCATGGGCGAAACCCCGGCCGGGGTACTCCCCGCCAAGATACGATTGCTGATCGCGTGCAAGCATGAACCGGGCGCATAGGGCATTTTATGGACTATTGGTGTGCTTGATTGTGCTGGTGGTACTGCATGAGCTGGTGAGGCCAGCAAGGAAGAAACCCCGTGGACCACCGGCCTGACTTTACCCCGGCACAGTTGTGGCGATATGTAGTAGGCCCGTATGTATCGCCGCTGCGCCTAACGCCTAGATCCACGTTGCAGGCGATAGTGCGTGGCCATTTGAAAATCGAATCGCTGGACGTAATGATGGCCGTGACCGAAACAGCCAAGGCCATCAACCGGATAACCGACAAAAACGAATACGCGGGAGCTTGACCATGATCACCAAGAACGACATTCAAATCTGGATAGTGTGCGGCGCCGTCGTCCTATCCTTGTTCTCTATCGAAATCTGGAGAGCGCTATCATGACCGAAGTTCTGTACTCGGAGGACGACGTGTATGTCGCCCCCGATAGCTGGGCTGAGCTGCAACCCCGGCCGCGTGTGCTGACGGCCAGTGAGGAACTGCAGCGCCAGGTGGACGAGTTTGTGGCGCGCGGCGGCGTGGTCAAGGAGTTCGAGCCAGGCGAAACGGCCGTCGCGTTCAACAACCCGCTGTGGTCGTTCCCGGTAGGCAAGGCAGCGCCGCCCAACCACGAACTACGCGAGGCTGGCATTGCCAGGCGTACCAAGGCAGCACCGACCAAGGCACAGCTCAACGGCGCCGCCGCCCTGCGCTATACCAAGCAAAGCGACACGCAACTGGTGGCGACTATCGACGCCCTGATGGGCACGGTGAAGACCAAGAAGGGTATGTGCCAGAAGCTTGGGTGCAGTAACAGCCTGTTGCAACGCCTGCTGTATTCCCACTTCGAGAAGGATCCGCGAGCTGACCCCTATCGGCAGATCAACCGCGCCGACCAAGAGGCAGCGCGTGTAAAGCTGATCCGCAAGCACATAGCGGCTGGCCAGGTAGGCACCAAGCGTATAGCCGATCTGTTGGGCATCCGGCTGGACAAAGTGCTGGAGCTGGACGCCAAGTATGGGCTGAAGATCCCGCGTGGTACGTCGGGGCGCAAGGGCTGTATAGACTGCACCAATCCACTGTGCCATGCCAAGGTAACATCGGTGGCCAAGTACTGTCCGCAGTGCGGCGCGATCACTGCCGTGGGCTTGAAGAAGAGGGCTGAACAATGAAAAGCTTTGCTGACTGGACTGATGAAATCCGGGCGCTGATGAACCCACAAACGCCAGTGTCTGATACTTGCAACATGGTGGAGGAATGGGTACGGGCTTGGGATCTGGTTGCCGGTATAGACAAATCTGTGCATGGCGTGCGCCCCATGACCGCATTGGAGCGGGGCACGCTGGTACACGACGCCATCGAGAAGCTGCGCAAGCGCGAGGCGTACGTGCAGGGCCGAAACCTGGATAAGTCCTGGCTGCAGTCGGAGTGGTACAAGCAAGCGATGAAGCTTATGGCACTCACCGACTTTAGCGCGCTTGAAGAACGTATGATGACGCACGGCACCGTGATGTATGAAGTCGGCCTGACAGGTAAGGGTGACGGGCCTATGGTGGTGATTCACGACGAGATCCGAAGCAACGAAGCGGCGTTTACTCCTAACGCAAACGGATGGATCTACCTGATGGCGCCGTCGCACGCACAAGCACGCGCCTACGCCCAAAGAACCCAGCTGCCGAAGACGTGGCGCTACATCCATATGGTTGATCAAATGTACGGCATGCGAGGCTGCAAGATTCTGGCCGTAGGGAGTTGGACGATGAACAAAAGCTATGGACAGGTTGCCCGCATGGAGGAATACATGAAGTCCCACGAAATCGAAGTGGAATATGTATGAAACCAACCAAGGGCACCTACTGGTTCTACCTGAACGCCCGCACCGAAGGCGCCAGTGCTTCAGCCTGCATCCGTGTGGGTGCATACGGCCTGGCGCGGTGCCATGCGAACCGGGCAAAGGATTACTGGCTGATGGTGGAATGGGAGCAAGAATAAGTGAGCGATCCCCGTTCCTACCTGGCACAAGGCTGGCTGCCGATCCCGTTGGTAGCCGCCACCAAACCGCCGCGCCCTACCGTACGGTGGAAGCAGCTGGTGGATCTGCGCGCCCCGTTCACGGAAGCATTCATGCAACCGTGGGTGATCACCCCCAACCTGGACTGCGGGCTGCTGCTCGAACCGTCCGGACTACTGGTGATCGACTGCGACAGCCCGGAGGCCGTGAAGGAAGCGATGAGCCTGACGCCCGAGCGTTGTGCCAATATAGTATTAACGAATAAGGGCGCGCATTTTTATTACCGTAAGCCAGAGTCTTGCCCGGTGGGCCGGCGTATCCAGTGTGGGTACAGTGGCAAGATCGATGTCTTGTCGGCTGGCCTGACGGTAGCGCCCCCTTCCCGGCACCCGAACGGCTTCCAGTACAAGTGGTTGTGCCAGGGGCCGCTACAGGACGCTCCAGCGTGGGCGACGCAATACCTGGCAGAAGTACGCCAACGCAGCATCGACAGCGCTGGCGTCACGCCAGAGCAAGCCCTGACCGCATTCCCGAACACGTCTGAGGATCTGTTCGCCTTGCAGGTAGCTTTGAAGGCCGTCAACCCGCTGCTTTATAACATTTTGGCTGGCACAGTGACCCCCGGCGACCGGTCCCGTTCTATCTGGCTGCTGCTCAATACCCTTATTCGATTGCGTTTGCGAAAATCAAAAACCATACCCGAAAAACTCAGTGACGAGTCCATTGCCAAGGTTGTATGGTACGGGACCCTGGGGGAGAAGCCTCGAGAACGCGGATGGCGGTGGTTGTGTGATGAGATTGCCAGAGCGCGCCTCGAAATTACTCCTAGCTAATGGCTTGACGTGGGTGACAATATGAAAATCGACCACGAATCTCGCGAAATCCTGAAGTACATTTCGGAGGATTTTGTGATGTTGGTTACGGCCAGTAGGACAGTCGCCTACCATATCGGATCGGGTGACGAGCTGGGCAAGGATGGGTTTACCCAGTACTGCGCCAAGCACTACGGCGATATCTTGATTGAGGTTCCCGGCAAGACCGAGGCCGAACCACCGACCGAGAAACGCATGGCGGCTGGTGAAATATGGTGGAGCTGGAACGATCCGCAGCGCCGGGTGGTTCGCCGGCTGGTGATGGAGCCAACCAGCCTTCCAGAGAATGACGACAACCCGGAAGTATTCAACCGCTGGCATGTGCTGAAGCAAACCATGGCCGAGCGTGATACGACTGCCACGGCTGACAGCATCGCAATTTTGGCGCAGCACTTGATGTATCTATCCGGTGGCGATGTAGTGGGCGTAACCTTCTTTCTGTGCTGGCTGGCACAGCTGTACCAGACGCCGGAAATCAAGATGCCGACCGCGGTACTGTTCTATTCCAAGTATGGCCGCGTGGGCAAGAACCTGATGCAACGGCTGCTAACCAAAGTGTTTGGCAAGCCGTTGGTAGGCGGGTGTACTGGCAAGCAACTGCAGAAGAACTTCGATGATGCGATTGAGCACAAACGAATCGTCTTCATCAACGAAATGGCCCGGTCTGAGAAAGTAGATGGCTATGAGAACTTCAAGAGCCAGATTTCCGAGGAAGACATCCAGTTCGAGGGCAAGAACCGGGCGTCCAAAGAGATTCGCAACGTAGCGCACTTCGTCGTAACCACCAACCACGACGATGCGCTACCGCTGATGGAGAACGACGGTCGTATCGCGGTGCTGCGCTGCCTCGAGCCTCGCCGCGATGATGCCTACTACAAGGAGCTGGTCGAGTGGATCGACGGGCCTGGCGCCGGGGCGCTGGCACAGATCCTGGCCACCTGGAAGTTTCCAAAGGACTGGGACCCGCACGCGCCAGTACCACAAACGGCAGCAGCGCGGGCTATGCAAACAGCAGCGCGCGGCGACCTGGTGTGCCTGATCGAAGACCTTATTCAAGAGCACGCGCCGCCATTCGACAAGGATATAGGGCGCATCATGGACATGATCCCACAGTTGGATACTGCCTACAGCGCTGTGCTGAAAGGTACCCGACTTAACGCACGCACACTGCCGGCTGCACTCGAGCGGCTAGGCCACTCGCAACTGAGAATGATCAACTTCACAGCAGAAGGTGGGGTGTGGAAGACGGCGCGGGTTTGGTGCTGGCGCAACAGGGAACAGTGGGACAACATGCCACCGCAAGAGGTAGCAGTAGCGATGGGCCTGACCAAATAACTAGAGAACTTTTCACCATGCGAACACTTTGGCTCGACTACGAAACCTACTACGACGACCAGTACAGCTTAAGTAAGATGATCCGAACCGAGTATCTACACGATCCCCGGTTCAAGAGTCATGGCTGTGCCTTTGCGATCGACGATGGCGACTTCTTTTGGGTGACGGGTACCGACTTGCCCGCGTTCTTCAAGGACGTAGCACCGCATATCGACGCCATGTGCTGCCACAACGGCTTATTCGACCACGGCATAACCAGCCTGTTCTATATGCCCGAGCGCAAGTTCCTGATGGACACCATGTCCATGGCGCAAGTGGCCTTGTCGCGCAAGAATCCTGGCCAGCGCATGAGCCTGGCGAAGCTGGCACAGTACTATTTCCCGAACAATCCCGAGTGGTGGAAGTTTGAGGGCATCCTCGAGAACTTCAAGGGCGTGGTCAACCTGGGCGCGAAAGAGCCGATCATGGCCAAGTACGCCATCCAAGACGGCGTGGTCATGCGTGAGCTGTTCAAAGCGCTGCTGCGCGAGGATGTGCCGTGGCATACCATGCTCGAGGACATCGACCTGACGCTGGGCATGGGCGTCTACCCGCAACTGGAGATGGACACCGAGTTGGCAACTGCCATCAATGCAAAGGAAGTGGCTGCCAAGGAGCAGGCAGTGATCGATTTGAACCTGACGCGGGCGCAGCTGCGTTCTGGCGAGAAATTCGCTGAGTTGCTGCGGGCACAGGGTGTACCGCCGCCGCTGAAGAAGAACGCCAAGGGCGACTTGATCTATGCTTTCGCCGCAAACGATCTGGACTTCATGGAGCTGGCCGACCACGAAAACCCGATCGTGCGGGCGCTGCACGCGCTGCGCATCGGCGAGAAGTCGGCGCAGACCATGACCCGTTCGGCCAGGTGGATGACGCTGCCTACGTCGCTGCCGATCCCGCTCAAGGTGGCCGGGGCACACACGGGGCGGCACGGCGGCGATGAGTACAACATGCAGAACCCGGAGAAGGCGGGCGACCTGCGCAAGTGCATCAAGGCGCCGAAGGGCAAGAAGCTGGTCGTCGGCGACCTGGCCGGCATCGAACTGCGAGTCAACGCGTGGTGGTGCGACGAGCGCACGCTCCTGGACAAGTGGGAGATCGACCCGGAGTTCGACGTTTATAGTGAACTGGGCGGCGCGATCTTTGGTCGCAATATTACCAAGGCCGACCTTGAGGAACGCTTTGCGGCCAAGACTTCGGAGTTGGCCAGTCAGTTCGGTGCCGGTGCTGCGCGTATTCAACTGGCACTGCGCCAGAAGAAGGTGGCTTGCAGTGACGAGCTGGCGCTACGGATCAGGAACGCCTACCGTGGTACCCGGACCAAGGTCCGCGACCGCTGGAAGTGGCTGCAAGACATTGCGATCCCGGCCATGGCTGGCATGGCGCCAACGGTGGAAATGAAAGGCGTACGTTTCGAGTTTGGCCGCGCTGTGCTGCCCTCGGGCCGCTCGCTGTACTACCCGGAACTGCACGTTAACGAAGAGGGCGATTGGGTATATAAAGCAGTAAAAAAGTTTGCCGTCTACTGGAAAAAGTTATATGGCGGGGCGCTGCTGGAAAACCTGATCCAGGCCATGGCCTACGACGTGTTCATGCATCAACAGCGCCTGGCGAAGCGGACCCTGACCAATCCACTGGCCATGGCCGTGCATGACGAAGGCGTGTTCGTGGTGGTTGAGACGTGGGTGGCACATGTGCTGGCACAGCTCAAGCAGATTTACAAATCAAAACCGGACTGGTTCCAAGGCGTACCGATCTTTGGCGAGTTCGGGATTGGCGACAATTACAAAGAGGCTAAATAATCATGGCACTGAGAGTGTGGGGCGTGTCGCGGCTGCGCGACCTGAAAGTCTGTCCGGCCATGTATGTGGCCAAGTATGAAACCAAGAAGTGGGTGGAGACGCCGAACCCGCAGATGGAACGTGGCAGCGGTGTGCACAGCAGCATCGAGAACACGCTCAACTATGGTATCCATCTGGAAGGCGAAGCGGCCAAGCTGCCAGCAGCGGTGCAATGGTCGACGGCGCTACTGGGCATGAAGGACAACGGCGTTTTGGTCGCGCCTGAATTTAAATTCGGGCTGGACAAGAATTTCAACAAGGTCGACTTTTTCCGGGCGCCGGATCTGCGCTGCCGCGTAGGGCTTGATGTGCTGGTCAACGACAGCGGCAAGGGTCTGACGATCGACTGGAAGACCGGCCGCTACAAACCTGAGCACATGGTCGACGCCGACTTCTACGGCGCTGCGGCGGCGGTAGCAGTTCGCACACGGACCATGACCACGATCTACGTCTATCTGGACGAGCCGGACAGCACGTTTCAGCGCGTGATCGAGAAGCCGGAATCGATGATGATCGACTTCTACAAAAGCTTCGACGCGGCCGACGCCTACCTGGACGGTGAAGGTCCTGGCGGTATCCGCTTGTTCAATCCGCCAATCAATCCTGGCCGGCAGTGCGCATGGTGCGGCAACGTCGCCTGCCCGAAGAACGACAACGTGAAGGCCAAGGCGCTGGCCATCAAGCCGAAGGACATTTTCCAATGAACATGGCCGTGACGCCTTTCCGCGAGGAAATCACGCCGCTCCCGCACCAGTGGCAGACGTTGGGGTTCCAGCTCGAGAACAAGATCTGCTACAACCTGTCTGCCTGTGGGAGCGGGAAAACCCTGCCCGCCGTGCTGGCCATCGCCGCGCTGTTCGAGTCGAAGGCTGAAGAACGCATTTTGGTTATAGCGCCGCTGTCCGTTATTACTTCGACGTGGCGTGACCACCTGGCACAGTTCAGCCCCGGCATTCCGATCATGTGCATGGACGTGAGCGCCAAGCGCAAGAAGCAGTGCAAAGAGCTGGTCGGCTTCAAGGGTATTGTGCTGATCAACCCGGACGGCGTACAAAGCGTGTGGCACGACCTGTGTTACTGGAAGCCAGGGCTATTGGTTATCGATGAACTGGCCGGCTATTACCGCAACGTACGCACCAACCGCTGGAAGGCTTGCGCCAGTCTGATCTATAAATGCCAGCCGGCGCGCTGGGCCTTCACGGGTACGCCGATCACCAAGAACCTGATGGACGCCTACGCACAGATCCTGCTCGTCAACCCGAGCATGATGCCGCGTAGCCAGCGCACCGGGAAGGTGATCACTTATGTGCAGTTCCGCGACATGCTCATGACCAACCCGGCACCGCACATATGGGTACCCAAGCACGATGCCATGGCCAGGGTGCACAGCCTCATGCAGCCAGCCATTCGGTTTGGCCGCGAGGTGATGGGCGACATCAAGACGCCGATCAGGATTCGCAAGGACATCGCGCTGACGGCCGAGCAGAAGGCTTTGCTGCAGCAGCTGATGGCTGACGGCAAGGCCAAGTACGGCAGCAGCCATATCAACGCCAAGGAAGCCATGACCCTCGTTACCAAGGCGGCACAGATTGCGCTAGGCGAGGTCTACGACAGCAAGGGCAACACCGTCAATGTGCCGAGTGGGCCGCGTGTGCAAGCTTTGCTGGACGTGTTCGATGAAGTGGACCAGACGCCGGTTATTGTGTCCGTCCCTTATATCCCGGCGTTACTGGCATTAGCAGAAAATCTAAGGTTGAAAGGCTGGCGAGTTGCGGTAATATACGGGGACACGAAGCAGCCTGACAGGGCCGACCAGATCCAGCGATTCCAGCGTGGCGAGTACGACTTTTTACTCTGCCACCCGAAGACGCTTGCACACGGTGTAACCCTGACTCGCTCCAGTACTGTAGTTTGGTACGGGCCGAATTACGATCTAGAACTTTATGCGCAGCTGAATGACCGCGTGTTCAGGTACGGGCAGAAGGGCCAGCCGTTGGTTATTGAGTTCAGCAGTACGCAGATCGAAAACAGGATATACGCAGCTATTCACGGTAAGGAGGCTCTTTCGGGCAAGTTCGTTGATCTATTCGGGGACCTGATGTGATAACGCTAAGCTTGGACGAACTGGCATCGTTTATATCTTACGACCCTCATAGCGGGCAATTTGCCTGGCTCCAAGATGTGTACCGCGTACGCAAGGGCGATCGCGCAGGGTGGCTAGGTAAGAACGGATATTGGTACATAACGGTGTGCCAGCAAACCGCATCGGCACACCGGGTAGCTTGGTTTATTATGACCGGCGCCTGGCCTATCGGAGGTATAGATCATAAAAATCTAGACAGGGCTGATAACGTTTGGTCCAACCTAAGAAAAGCCACAGGTAGCCAGAACATGGCCAACCGCAAGGTGTACAGCAACAGCAAAACCGGGGTTAAGGGAGTTATATATGTAACCGGGCGCACCATGCCCTGGAGGGCACAGGTGCGGAAGAACGGCAAAAATATAATCGTCGGTAACTATTCTTCTATAGAAGAAGCCGCCGAAGCCTATAAACAAGCTGCACAACTTCACCATGGAGAATTTGCACATGTCTGAATTTACAGATCTGCTGGAAGAGTATGCCGCCGTCGCCGTGTTTATCGACAACAAGGAAGCCGAGATAGCGGAAATTAAAAAGGTGCGTGACAAGATCAAGGCCGCTGTGCAGGCACAGATGTGCTCGATCGGTATCACCAACGCCAAGTCCGTAGAAGGTCACGCTGTGACGCTGGTCACTAACGTCAGCGCCAAGGTGGCCGACGCCGACGCCTTTTGGGACTTCGTGTTCGATTCGCCGGAAGGTGGCGATACTTTCCTGCAGAAGCGCGTCAACAACGATGCAGTCAAGGAATACGTCGACGCGCACAACGGCGAGTGCCCGCCAGGCGTGACCATGGAAACGGTCAACTCCCTGCGCTTCACCAAAGCTAAAATCAAATAACGAGGAATACCCTGATGAGCAACGAACTGATTACTTATTCGACCGCCCTCCCGGACTTCCTCAAGGAAGCAGGCGGGTACCGCGACGAAGGCATGACGGCCGGCATCGCACCCAAGGCACCGAAGCTGTCCATGACCACTTCCAAGCAGTGGACGATCAGCGACAACGGCGTGACTACCATGCTGGAAACCCAGGTACAGGATGGCCAGGGCAAGACCCACGTCATTCCATCGCCGAGCGTCAAGGGCGTGATCATCGCCTCGAGCGGTACCCTGACCAAAGCCTGGTACGAGAAAGCCTTTGTGCCTGGCACCAACGCTGCGCCTGACTGCTTTAGCAACGACGGCAAGGTACCGGCGCCTGGCGTGGCCAAGCCTCAGTGTGCCAACTGCGCGCAGTGCCCGAAGAACGCCTTTGGCAGTCACCCAACCACCGGCCGTGGCAAGGCGTGCGGCGATCGTAAGCTGATCGTTCTGGCCCTGGACTCGATGCCTGACAAGTTCGCGACGTTCAACGTCCCTACCATGTCCCTGGCCAGCCTGCGCGCTATCGATGGCCAGCTCAAGTCGTCGAACATTCCGCTGCAGTCGGTGATGATGGAGTTCAGCTTTGATCCATCGATCCAATACCCGGTGGTCAAGATCGGTGCGATCGGCTTCATCGGCAAAGAGCACTTCGAGAAGTTCCGCGATGCGGCGGACTCTGACGAAGTAAGCCAGCTGCTGCGCGAAGTCGACTACGAAGCGCCAGCTGAAACGGCACAAGCGCCCGTTGTGCCGAACAATCAAATCGCCTTTGGTACAGGCGGACAGACGGTAACAACTGTAGAGGAACCCAAGGAACCCGAACTCACTCCCAAGCAAAAGGCAGCAGCGGCGCTGAAAGCACAGCTGGCGGCGCTGGAAGCCGAGGAGGACGACGATGAAGCCGCTACTACACATACACAAACTCAACAAACCAGTCAGGCCCAACAGCAGTCGGTTGAAAGTGCTGGCATTCTCGGTGGGGGTCAAGCCAACACCACAACAACTGCAACTACTGGCGCTGCGGCTCCTGCTAAGCGCACCCGTAGGTCCAAGGCAGAAATGGAAGCTGCACGCGCTGCAGAAGCCGCGCAGCAACAACAGCTGACCGGCGCATCGCCGCTCGAGCAAGGCGTTGCGCAGACGCTCCAGCAAGAGGCTGAGCCGGAAGCACAGCAGGCACAGACGCCAGCCCCGACCGTCAACACGACCGGCGCACCCAATGTGCTGGATCTGCTGAGCAAGTGGGCTTCCAAGTAACCTGACCCGGCGCAAGGACGCGCCACCCTAGGAGGCAAGTGCATGAGCAGTAAAATTGAAATGGCCGACGTCGTGCGAGCGCTTGAAAAGGTTCGCGGCGGTCCGGTCCTGACCTCAAATCAATGCTGGGACTTGGCGCAGGCTTTGAATGCGGCTGATCCTGTCGTAGAGCCGTTGATTGTTCCGCTATCTGGCCCTAAAGAATGGCTGGATTCACACCGAGCCGCCCCTGTCGTCGAGCGCCAGCCGGAAGTATTCGGTTATTGGCTCGCACCAAAGGATTGCCCTGGTCTTGCAAGATTCCATCGCGTTACGCCTGATGATGCCGTTATCGACAGCGCGGCAGTGGTGAGCTATTTCGATATCACTTCGCTCTACACCGCCCCGCCCGAACTCGCCGAACTGCAAGCCACCATCGCACAGCTGACGACGGAGAACGAGGGGTTGTACGAGATTATAGAAAATCATCGCGGGCATATCGCAACTGTGCCGGCTGCGGAGAATAGTCATGAGCAGCAGAAACATAATCCCTCATATCCGCAAGTGCGAAGCGACCTACAACGGCGAGCTATGGCACTGCTCCTACCGTCACAGTGGCGGTGCTTACTGGCATACCTACGGCGCGACTTGGGAAGTGGCTTACGATAAGATGGTGGCCTTATCCCACCGGCAAATCGGAGCCCAAACCCATGAACCCCTTATTGCTAGGCTCGATCTTTGACATCGGCCGCGACATCCTCAACAAGATTTTCCCGGACCCGGCACAGCGGGCGCAAGCCGAACTGGAGTTGTTGAAGGCGCAGCAGGAAGGGGCTTTCAAGGAACTGGATGCGCAGCTGCAAATGAGCCTGGCGCAGACCAACATCAACGCGGTAGAAGCCGCCAACGCCAGCCCCTTTGTAGCGGGCTGGCGTCCGGCGATAGGCTGGATCGGTGCCGCTGCGCTGGCCTACCACTACCTGGCCAGGCCGTTGGTGCCGTGGATCTGCACAGCGACGGGCCACCCGGTACCGGATATGCCAGGGCTGGACGGTGGGCTGTTCGAGCTGGTCAGCCTCATGTTGGGCCTGGGCGGTTTGCGTACGCTGGACAAACGCAAGGCGCTGGACGTAGCAACGAAGTAATGGCGGGGGAGGGTCAGGCACTAAGCCTGGCCCCACACCACGAATGGTGCCCCCATTAAGTGAAGTGTTGAAACAGCGCCACACTGCCCTGAATTACTGCAGTAATCAGCGCCACCGGCACAACGATACTCCCGCTCGATGTCGGCTGTTTGTCCAGTACCCTTCGGATGTCCAGCAGCGTAGTTTCCATAACAGCGATGCGCTCGCGCATAT